AAAATCTATCCTCATATTGCCTTCAGGCTTATACTTCAAATACTTTTTGTCAATAAACACCGTAATCCCTTCCTTGTAAAATCCACTTTCTATTGTTAATTTTCCACTAATTTCCTTTTCTTGAAAACTGTCCTCATCTGTCACACAAATAACATCAGTACCATTCAAATTATGTATTTCACCAAACTCTTCTGAATTTAAAAATGTATTTTGTATATCATTTTCTAAAATATCTTTAAAATTCATGTTTTTTTACCTATTTTTTCTTATTTTTTGTATCTTTTTTGTCTGTTTCTTCAGTATTTTCTGTTTCAATTGATTCTTCAGACTTTTCAGTTTTACCGTTTATTTCAGCAATAAGCCCTCTTTCAAGGCAACTTTTTATTACTGACTTTTCTTGTATATCTACAATTTCATCAACTTTATAAGATTTTCCGTCATAAACTAATCCATCAGTTACTCTGTACTCCATAAATACCAACTCCTACTTAACTTTTAACACTTTAATTGATTTAGTATTACTTGGAATTAACACTGGTTTTGAGATAGTTCTCAATGTGATTGTATCGTTTTCCTCTTTAATGTATTGTCTAGGAATTAAATCTCCTTGTAGCATTCCGTCATTTATGCTTGAAACTCCACCAAATTTAACTTTATTACCACGAGGTGCAAATAGAACTGTGTACTCTGGAACAATTCCTGTTGTTTCAGTTTTTCCAGTTGTTTTATTTACATAGTCGTAATATTCTTGATATTCAAATATATCGATTCCTAACCCAGTCAATGTCCCAATATAAGAAGCTCCATTAGTTCCCTCAACTTCAGGTCTAATATCCCCAAAATAAGCGTTTCTCAAATTCATTAAGTTTTGAACAGTTTTATTTGATACAAATAATTCAGCTGCTAAAGGATCTAAAACAATTGCATTTGGTCTAGTTCCACCAGCTTTGTTAATTTCATCTAATACGGCTTTAATATCTTTGATTGGATCAGCATTAGCATTATCCCAAGTTGTTGCAACAGTTTTTTGGTGTTCTGCTGGTGCTGTATCATAAAATGTAATTACATCTGATACCCCTTCTCCATCAATTGTAGTTTGTAATTTATATAATGTTTCAGCTGCCATGCTTTCAAATCTTCTAAAAATTTGGTCTCTTTGTTCTTCCAAAGTTTCTGCTATTAATTTTTGTCTTTTTGTATCAGGATCACTTTGTGAAAATGGATTTTCTCCTGGCAATCTTTCAAAAGTAATTTCATTTGCATGAAATGTTTTCTTTGGTGCAATCGGATAAGGCTTAAAAGTTCTACCAGAAAATGTTTCTTTCGGCATTTCTTCTCCATCCAAAAATCTATTAACAAATGGTGCCATTAATCTTCTACCATTCTTGTACTCGATTGTTACCGTTTCAGTATCCAAGTTCTCTCTATCCCCAAAATATAAGTCATACAAGAAATTTCTTGGTTTCGGCATATTTTGAGTTATTAAAAATAATGTTCTTAATGATAAATCTAAATTCAAAGCCATTTTATTCTTTACCTCCTATTGTTCTTAAATAAATATTTCTATTTCTGCATAATTCAATAACTTTATCTTTTGTAGCTGAAGCAAAATTAACCTTTTCAATGTTAAATTCCCCTTCAGTATACACAACCGTCTTACCAGTTAAAGTTGCAGACCCTGCATCTTCCGTTACAATTCCAAAAACTTCCGTTGAATCTGTAATAATTGAGCCATCTTTGTCAACAATATCCCCTCTTTTCACAGTTTTACCAGCTTGCAAAATTAATTCTTCTGTTACTAATTCCTTTTTACCAACTATCAAATGATCTGGTTCATTTGTGTAATCCATTTTCATTATTTACCACCTTTCTTGAAAAAAGCTAAAACCCTGTTTGCTTGTTCCAATTCTCTATCTACATTTTCATTATTTTCAACTATATTTTGTGATAAAGGCTTTCCTTCATCTTTTATATTGTTATATGCTTGACTTCTTTCTTTAGCCAATTGTCTTACTAAGTCAATAGCCAAATCATTCGCATTTCGAGGTTCTTCGAATTTTGCTTTTGCCGTAATTTCGTTTGCGATTCCTAAGTTTTCAATTTCTTTTATTCTGTCTCTTTCTTCCAATATTCCTGATTCTTTACCTTCTGCTAAAATTTCATCGTAAACATCAGGAAATTGATTTTTAACTTCTTCTTTAGTCATTTTTTCACTTCCTTTATTGTTATTTTGTAAATTTTTATTCACATTAAAATTTTTAAAATTTGCCATATTAAATACAATATTGTTGGAAATAACCTTGTTTTCAACTACTTGAATATTAGTGCTTTCAATTATTTCATCAATAAATCCATATTCAAGAGCTTCTTCAGCGTTTAACCAACTTTCATTATCCATCAATTCAGATAATTTATCTTTATTAATATTAACTTTTTGTAAATAAGTTTCAATTATTGCGTTTTTATATTTTTCCAGTACATCTGCCTGTCTTCTCATTTCTTCAGAATCTCCAGCTGCAACTACCCATGGATTATGTACCATAAAAAAAGCATTTTTAGGCATCTTAACTATATCCCCAGCACATGTAATTAAAGTGGCTGCACTTGCAGCGATACCATCAATATTTATAACAACTTTCGCTTTATGTCTTTTCAAAGCATTGCTAATTGCTATAGCTACATTGGCATCTCCACCATTTGAATTAATGTAAACATTGATTTCATCAACATCTAAATTTTCCAAATATTCAGCAACTTCCTTAGCACTTATCGTATCGCCCCAAAAACTCTCGGCTATATCTCCATAAAGCATTAATTCAGCACTTTTATCATCGTTTTTTACTAAATTCCAAATAGTTTTACTCTTCTTGTTCATCTGTATTTGTTGATTGCTCAACTGTCCCATTTACATTCACCCCCTTTTCATTTGCAATAATCTGCTCTTTCGATAAAATATTTATATTTTGCTCAAAATCGCCACCATTAATTTCAATCGTTTCCCTACTTCTAGTCGACAATCCAGCATTTATCCTCAAAATCGCCGCTTCCACTTCTTTTTTAGGATCCAATTGCCCCTGTGATGTTCCACTCCAAATAGCATTAGAATAAGCCTTTTTTATTAAAATATCCTCCTCAAAATTAGGAATTTCAACTCTCCCTATAAAAGTTGCCTCTCTTAGCCATTCTTCATAAACTATTTGACAAAAATTCTTAGCAAACCACTCTCTTTTTTTTCTAAATGTCTTCCACGCTTCCAAGAGTGCTGCACGACTTGCAGAATAAGAACTTGTAAAGTGCATTATCATAAGTTCATAAGGTATCCCAAGACTACTTCCAATTTGTCTTATTATAGCTGTCATAAATGGATCAAATTGTGCATTTGGTCTCGCTGGATTTACAGAATTAGCCTTCTCTCCTTTTTCAAGCGTTACAATAGCACCACTTGACAATTCTAAAGTGCTTTCTTCTCCATTCGCTACCTTGTCCGAATCAGCCACATTTGACAAAGCTCCTACATCCGTTTGAGGGACATCCGTCGTTTCAATAAAAATTGTAAACATACTACTAACAATTGCACTTGTAAGTTCTGCATTAGTATATCTGTCAAGCTGTTTCAAACTTTCCATTACTGGTGCCAACAACGGCACTCCCCGAACTTGTCCAGGTCTTTCAGCAGTCATCAAATGAAGAACTTTCAATTGTCCTTCATCCCCATAAGTCTTTATATATTCATGATTATTGACACCCCTCAACTCATCGTTAGGATTTTGATCTTGAATATAATAACCGTCTATTCTTCCATTTTTATCAAATTGAACTCCTGAAACTACCGAATTATCTCCACTTTTTGAAGATGGAGTATTAACCCTGTCAGGCTCAACAACAGATAATTTTAAAGCATAAGGATTATCAGGCGTTTCAAAATAATTCAAATGAATAAAGCATTCACCATTCAACAAAGTCGTTAAAAATACCAAATCTTGTATTTCATAAAAATTAAGCAATCCAGTTTGGTCAATTTTAGAATTGCTCCAAAGATTAAATTCCTTTTCAATCTTGTTTTCTAATTCATTAATTTTTTCATCTGATAATTTAATGATCTCTTTATCAATACTAGACTTTAATTTTAAGCCAGGTCCTACTACATTCATTTTCATTGTATTTAAAGCTCCATTCGCAAGTGGCGCTCCCATATATAAATCTCTTGATCTAGCAACTAGCTTATCTCTATAGTTATAAATATCGTTTTTTACACCGCCAAGACTTGCAAACCACCCACGAAGTGATTTTCTCACAGTACTAGCACCATGGTCCCCATACCCTTTATTCAAGATTTTCAGTCGTTCTCTTTCTCCTGCTCTTTTTAGAGCACGGCTTGGACTAAATATCGCTACTGCTTTATCAATCAAATTCACTTTACCACCTCCTTATTCATAAATCTCTAATTAAAACTTGCACAGATTGTTTTCTGTTGCCATTATTATTTGCTTTTTCTAAATTATTTTCCCACATCTGCCTTGCTGAAATAATTTCATTCAAGTTAGCTCTAGTTAATTCTCTTGTTCCAATTTTATAAGACTGTCCTGTCAGAACTGCCTTTTCTGCATCCAAATACAGATGAATCATTTCTATACAAGTAGCCTTGCTATGAACCATTGCCATTCTCGTGCTCCTTTCGTCTATATTCCACGTCTAATAATCCTTCTTCTATTTGTTTTCTGTGTCCTCAAATCATTCAGCAAATTTGTCGAATACCTAATATCCAAATCTGGATTAGCGATTCTTAATGCCGCTTGCGCATAGTTCCTGATGTCCAAAGGCTCATTTCTTTTATCTCCGATTGTTTTCCACTCAATTTTAGCCTGTCCTTTACTAAATGTGACAACCTTTATTTCAGATGTAAGCCCTTTGAAGTAAACTTCATCATATCCACGTTTAGGATTATTTGGATAGTGCATATATTTAGCTCCTGGTTCCGTTACTTTAAGATTGCTCATTATTGTATCTTTACCAGTATTAACTCCTAAAACAAATAAGGAAATTCCTCCTTTATTATTTTTGCTAGGTCGTGAAATAAGAGGTCTCCCAGTTTCTCCACTTCCTTTTATACCAAATATATTTAGTTGTTCCCTTGCTTTTACATACCTATAAACGTCATCAGTATGATGCCCACCTGTATCAACACAAGCACAAGCAACTCTTATTTTTTCCCCATTCTGATATGAATAATCTTTCATCAGAATTTGGTCTAATTCGTTCCAAACATAAGGTAAAGCAGGATTTCCCATAATTACTTTATAATAAATTCCCCAGCTTTCTTCACCTTTCGCCCATCCAACAATTTCAACTTCAAGCCTATTATCTTGAACATCGACACCAGCTGTAAGCACATTAACCCTATCAGGGATTTCTACTTCCTCATAAGTTCCATCTTCATGATTCAAATATTCGCCGTAATCTTCAGCTCTCGCCTGTATTTCCTCAAAGTTAAATCTTTCAACTTTTT